CCCGAAATTGGTTAAATATGCCGAAATATCGAAGAAGTAGGGCAACAGATCGCCCGGGGCTTTGCCTTCTGCCCAACGCAACGGCATCGTTGCGCGACCAGGATCCGTCGGCATTGCGACGGTTCGGATCGCGCCCTTCGCGTCACGCCGTTCTGGCCACATTGTTTTATTCCCCGCCTGACCTTACGGAAACACAACAGATGCGGCAGCGGGAGGAAGCGCAGCTACGCCTACAGGATTACCGTCGGCGATCAAGCCGCATGCCGCGACATAAGCGGCGATTGCGCCTGCAACGGCCTTATATTGACCGAGCATGAACGTGTGCCACGCCCCGGAGGCATCTTTTATCGGATAGGTCGCGCTACCTCCAGGAAAGCCGCCTGTGGCGTTAATGGCCGTCACCACGGCATTGAGCTTGCCCTGCGTTGCGGTGTCCGTAGGAAACAACGTCGCAGCCAAGATAAGGCTACCGGAGATGGTCAGTGTGATGCCGGAGACCGCAGCCGTTGCGGCCTGCTGAGCGAGCGTCAACACCGGCTCCGGCGGGGTGTAAGCAACGAGCGCACCAGCCTGTACCGCCCAACCGCTCGGGTTGGCCATCCGCGCCGTCCATTGCTCTGGCGTGACGTTCAGAAGGTCGGCGGCGGCGGGCAGGTTCGGATAGGTGAGGATGCCGGTGTCATACCAGCCGATGACCGGCGCGGGCTGCGAGGCGGCGTGATCGAAATACGCATACTGGGTCATGATCAGTATCCCACTGCGATGTAAGCTTGGCCGAGGGATCCGGCGATCCAGGAACCCGCCGACCAGGTGAGGGCCCAACCGGTATAACCGTTGACGGTGGGGTTTTCCCGTCCGTGCACGGTCGGATTGCCTATACTCCACGTGCCGGCGTTCGCGTTGCTTTCCGACACCACCACACCAAGGCAGGCGGTAGAAAACGCCAGCAGGAAGGTGACCGCCGTCGGTGCCGCCACCGTAGCAGTACCCCACTGGATGATGAAAAACCCGGAGGGGCTGTTCGGATCAGGAATTTTCTTGTAGCCAGGAACTGCCAGCCAGCTCGGACCGGCAGCCGTGATTATGTGTTGAATGGCCGTCAGTACTTGGTTGGTGCTTGTCCCGGTGGTGTCTGGGGTAATACCCGCAAAGGAGAGGATCGCCAGCAACTCTTCTTGGATCACATTCAATATCCAAGCTCGGACGTTCGTAGGCGGCGTTACCCCCGGGCTGCCTTCGGTGAAATATCCGATGGGGCCGCTCAACGCGGGCGGCGACGGCAGCGTTGCAGATGCCGTGCTGTCCTGAATTCTCTGCATGGTAGCTTCCAATCAGGAGAAGGTGAAGAAGACGGTGGTTTCCGCCGGTCGGTTCGCCGTGATGCGACATACCAACTCGGTAGCGTCGTAACTGGTCAACGGGTCGCCGGCAGCCGAATGCCCGGCCTGAAAATGGAAGGTGAAGCCCTGCAGCGCATTGACCTGCCAAGCGAATGCCCATGCCGGACCGCAGTCGGGTGATCCGCATGGCATGCCAGCGGCGAACGTCCGAAATTCGGTGATCGTGATCGTGAACCCGAGCGCCGTGGCGAGAGAGATGAAATAGGGGATCGACAGCGATCCGCGAGCGCCCCACTTCATTCGCACCGCCGCAGCGCGCTGAAGCATTGACGGATTAGGCAGGCTGCACTGGTCAGGCAGGCCGAGAGAGCTTTCCCATTCGGGCAATAGGTTTTGTGTCGTATCCGGTCGTGCGTCGACAATGAGTTGCGCCGCTGCCTCCGTGGAGCGCCGATAGGTCGGCGCCAACGCGAGCAGAAACGCAGACAGTTTCGCCCCTAGATCGGTGCGCCAGGCCCGTCCGCTCGGCAGCAGTCGCACCATCGCCTGCTGATAGTCGACATCGCCGAAAGCCGGCGGCACCCCCGTCCCGACAGCGCGTCCCGATCCGAACGCCGGCGAAAACCCTGGCGAGAAAGGACCCGGGCCGGCGATTTTGCTACCGCTCATCAGGGCCCCCAAGCAGCCTACGGCTTAACAACGACGAAGATCGCGCCGTCTCCGACCGCAACGGTAATCGAACCGGCACCGGCCCAAGCCTGAATTGGCTGCATCTGAGGCATGTTGGCCGCATAGCTTGTGCTGCCGACGATGCTGTAGTTTTCCGACAAGCAGGTGCCGCTATAGTTTGGCGTAGAGGTGGGGCTCGCAACGCCGGGCCAATTCGGGTCATACACATAGACGTGTGCCGGTGCCGTCCCAAAGGTAATCGTAACGTTGGAAACAGTGGCCGCAGTGTAGGTCCCGCCGACATAGATCGAGGCATTGGACCACAAGCAAATGACGAACATGCCATCCGCCCTTTGCAACAGGCAGGACTCACCGTTGGCCGGCATGCCGGACAGGGTGTAATTCAGCTTACCTGGGGCGAATGTCGCGGCTGTCGATCCAGTGTCGCTGATTACCTGGAGCATCGCATTCAAGGTGACTGCGCAACCCTTCGGGGTTTTATTGTAGAAGAACGCCCCGAAGTGGGTTTCGATCGTGCCGTCATCTGGGTGGTCATCTGCCAATTCGTAGTAAGTTAGTTTAACGAGCCCATAGTTAAAGCCGTGCAGGTAAAGCTGCGGCAGGTAGCAACCGTTCACATAGTTGTTTCCGTATTTGCCGCCGTAGCTGCCGGCACTGGCGCCACCGTCAAAGTTGCCCTGAACGAACCCGGTTTCGGTTACGATCTTCCCCGACATCCCGGTTTCAAATCCGACGTTATTTGTTATCTGCTCGTCCAGATCACCGTAGCCGTTCACCGATGATCCAGGATCGCCCATGTTGTATCCGCCAACGGCGTAAGCGTGGGCGTTGGCGTAATCCGCGACTTGGTTCGGGGCTTTGCCATAGTTGCTAGACAGGGCTGTTGCCACAGCGTTCGACGAACTATAGGTCTGAGCAGCGAAGGAGGCGAAGGCGATCTTCGCCGAGGTGTGAAAGAATGTGTATGTGTCATAGGCCATCGCCGCCGCAGCACGCGCCCCGGTGACAGCGGTAGTGGCGCAGCCGCCAGATGGCGATGTATATGATCCGCTGGTCAAGTAAGGCCCGAAATTGTCGACTTCGTTCGGCCCCTCAGCGATCGCCACGTAGCCTTGGGAAATCATGTAGGCTATGAAACCCTGCTCGCTGCGCGCACCGGAGCCGGAGTCGCCGCCATACGGGCTGCCTGGATAGAAATAACCCAGGATGAACTTAATCCCGAGACCGCCCCAAGTTTCGCAGACCGATTCGATGAGGCCGCCGTTATCATTCAGGTTGGTCTCTCGCACACAGTTGAGGCCAGACCCCCTTATGGGGCTGCCCGACACGTAGGTGCCTTTTGTTCCTCCCGAGTTCAAACCGCCCGGCTGGAAGAAATCCAGCATGGTGCGCACCGCCGCGCCGGTGGTATCGCTTCCGAAATAGTATGGATTAGCGGAACTATCTTCGGTGTATTTCAGTTGCGTTTCGATAGCCGTGTAGGTGGTGAAGTCGCGCATCCGACCGGCCTGAACACCGGTCCCGCCACCGCCGCCCGACGGGGGGCCGTTGACGATCGCCACCTGCCCGACCTGCGCCTGAAGCCTGCCAGGCAGGATCAGACCAGACGTGGCAAGCAACAGGCCCCTGCGGCTGATCATGACCCGTCGCCGGTCAGCATCGCATAGTGCGTGCTGTTGACCGTCTCAAGGGACAATGTGACGGTCGCCCCGGCGGCCGCGCGCGTGCCGGTGTAGCCGCTGGCGCTCAACAGCGTGGCCGCCGTGACGGCGCTGCCGTTGACCGAGACCTTGGCCGACCCGAACCCCTGAATGGTGATGATGCAGCTTTTTCCCGTGGCCGGCACGATTGCGGCCGGGGCAGTCACCGTGACGGGGGACGCGCCGTTGTAGAAGGCGACCGTCGTGCCGCAGTCGGCCGCGGCGAGCGTGCAGGTGGTCGCGTTCTGATTGCAGAACCCGCTGGTCCCCGTAGCGGCATTGGTCGAGCCGAGGACGGAGGCTACGGCCAACTGGCCGGCGACGGTGGTGTTGCCGGTAACGCCCAGATTGCCGAAAACCGTGGTGCTGCCTAAGCTGACGGCTCCGCCGGTGGCAGTAAGCGCGCCGCCAAGGGTGGTGTCGCCGGTCGCACCAAGAGTGCCGTAAACCATGGTGCTTCCAAAACTGGCGCTGCCTACGGACCCAAGCGTGCCGCCGACGGTAGTGTTGCCGGTGACGCCCAGGGAGGTAAGCGTGCCCAGCGAAGTCAACGACGATCCCGTGACCCCGGAGGCCAACGTGCTGCCCGTCAGTGTTCCCGCTGGCGCAGCGGAGAGCGTGGCGAGTGAGCCGAGGCCAGTTACCTGAGAAGATGCGATCGACAGACTGCTGATTGCTTCGTTGCCGAGCACCCCGGAATTGTTGAACAACAGGTGCCCGGAAGTGCCCGAGGCAATGGTAGTGGTGCCGACAGTGACCATGCCGGCACTCGACGTGATCGTGCAGGCTGCGCCAAGCGTGCAGGTCTGACCGTTGACCGTTGTGGACGGGTTGACCAGTCCGGAGTTTGGCAATCCGGTTGCGGATGTCAGCACCAGCGCCGTAGGCGTGCCGAGGGCGGGCGTCACCAGCGTAGGCGAAGTGCCCAGCACAATCCCACCGGAGCCTGTGACGTTGGCCGCCAAGGCGGTCAGCACGCCCGTTCCCGCGCCGGACAGCCCACTGGCAATCGGCAAACCCGATGCGCTGCCAAGGTTGATCGTCAGACCACTCGGGAGCGTCGTGCTGATCGAAGGAACGCCCGATCCGTTGGTGACGAGCACTCCATTATTTGCCGTCGCCAGGCCAGACACCGCAGCTCCAGAACTGCCATAATAAGAAAGCTGATTGGATGTTCCCGCATTGACCGTGCCGGACCCTGTCGGCGAGCCCCAAATAACGTTGGCACCCGCACCTTGGGCTTCCAGAAATTGCCCCATGTTGCCGACCGGCGCTGGAACCCATCCGGTCGCACTGTGGATAAGAACACTACCCTGCGCCGCAGTGCCGATGGTATCAAAAACCGAACCCGAAGCGGTTATAGCGCCCGTCACCGAAAGTGTGCCGCCAACGGTGACGTTGCCACTGCCATCGACCGTGAATCCGACCCCCTTAATCAGAGCGGCATATGGTCCGTCCGCCTGCAACGCTACGCCATGAACGGGGTCGAGCGTGCCGGCGGGTGCCAGCACGCCATACATCCATTTGGCAGCGCCCCACGGGTTCAGCAGGTATGCGACTTCGCAACCAAGCGCTGGCGTTCCAGGCCACCCACACCCTGCATTGAAGCCAGCCGAAACGCTGTATGGGTTGAATACCGCCGTCGAAGGCTGACTGAAATTGGTCACCACCGATTCGGTGCCGATCAGATATTGCCAAGGCACCGTGGCGTCGTTGGTTCCTACGCTGAACAGGCCGCCGTAGGCGGAACCAAGGCCGGGCCCGGCCAAGATCGCATCACCGTGCACGGCTTCGCAGTAGCGCGCGTCGCCGCTGCCCGAGGCGAGGGTTGCCACGTCGTTGCACACCGCATGCAAGGCGGTAGCGTGGCTCCCCCAGGCCGAACCGTAGAGCCGCACGCTCACTTCCTGCGCGCTCGTCAACGTGGTGCCGGGCGTGCCGACCACGTGGGCCTGAAGCACCTCAGCGGCATCCCCGGTTGCATCAGGCGCGGCGGATGAGCCCTTCACGACGACCCTGTTCGGCGTCGCCGTGCTGCCATTCACCACGCCGATCGGCGCTGCGTAGTTGCCGAGATTGACCCGCATGCCCCCCGTAAACGTTCCAGAAACATTACCGCTGAAGGTCGTTGTCCCGGCAACATTGAGCGCCCCGGACAGCGTGGTTGTTCCGGTGACGCCAAGCGTTCCTCCAATCGAGGTATTGCCGAGACTGCCGCCACCACCGATCGCGGTGAGTGAACAGACCAGATTTCGGAACACCTGCGGCGTGATCGAATACTGCGGCAGGCTGTCGGATGCCGCGTTGAGAAGCTGCGCCTGCGTCCAGACCGAACAGCCCGTCTGCGCACGTGCCGGCAGCGTGGCTAGGCAGGCCAGGATGACGGCCAGGTAAAATTTGCGCATGTCAGCCTCAGATAAAGTTGACGGTGCCGAGCGTGAACAACGATCCGACGGCGGATGTGATCGGCCACGACGTCGGCGAGGTAATGGCAAACGACGGCAGGCCACCGATTGCCGCAATCGCACCCGCACAATCACTCTGCTCAATCGAGGTCGTGCCCAGCGGAGAATCGACGGATAGAAACAATCCAGTCAGCGCCGCCGAAACCTGAGACTGTTGTGCCACTGTGAACGGGATCACGCTGGCGATAGTGAAATTCTGGACCTGCGGCGCAGGAGCGACCGCATAGACGATCGGCGTCACCGGCCGCAGCGGGTAGAGGTAATCCGCTATAGCAAGCTGATCGCCGGTCGCCGGCGCCGCCCGTGTCTCATTGGAAGCGACGCCATTGCTTCCCTGCGGGAAGCCTCCGAAGGCAACCTCGGCCTGATCCATCATAAAATAGACCGAGACCGTGCCGGCGCCGTTGGTTGCCGTCCAGGCCCGGGTGACACCCGTCACCTCCAACGCCCAGGTCACATAGTCAGCCAGATTTCCACCGTGCGGCGGTGCGGCATAGCTTTCGAGCATCCTGGTCCGCATCGGGCCGTCTTGCTCCAGGTCGGATCCGCCGGTGACTGCCACTGTCGCGGTTCCATTTGGGTTGATGCCGTCGACGACGGTCGAAAGCGTCAGCGGCGTGCCGCTGTCACAATTGCCGTTAGCGCCGGCGACGTTCGCCACCACCGTGACGGCGACGGTGCCGCCGCCGCCAACGGTCGCGGCGGTGAGCGTGCTGTATTGGGCGCCGTCGGCGCGCATGCAGATCGTGTTCGAGGGCAGTGGCTTGCCGACCACTCCGCTCCACTGCGCCGTGCCTCTGGAATAGGTCGGCGCCTCGCGCAGCACCGGCGTCGGCGCCAGCGCGGCCCAGCCCTCCAGATATTCGCCCGTCGCCGTGAACGGTGTTGCCTGCCGGGCAATCCAGTCAAGATAGCCGTAATGCAGGTGCGCCAGGCCGGCCTGGACCCACGCCATGACGCGCAAGAATGAGCGGCGCAAGAAGCCGTCGGCGTTCGGCAGATCGGACGCAGTGACATCCTGCATCGCCTGTGAGCGTAAGGCCGTTAAAGTGGGGCGGGGGTAAGGCAATGTCAGTGCTCCTGCGCCCAGGCATAGTCATACCGATAGGTCGAGCCGTCCGGTCGCGTGATGACCGGCCGCACGCCGATCCCGCCCTGCGAGGTGAAATATGCCGTCGCGGTCACGCTTTGGGCGACGCCATCGGTCACCATCCAAGCAAGCGCCCGCTGCGCCTCATTGGCAGCCCAGTTCAGCGTATCCTGGTTGCGGATACGCGCGAACGCCTGCCAGAGCTTCGATCCGATCCGATCGCCGCCGATCGTCGGCAGCGTCGGATCTTCCAGCGCCGCGTAGGTGTCGGCCCACCAGCCGCGGCGATCGTCGGTGTCCAGAACGATATCGCCAGGATCGGCGCGCGCATCTGTGAACAAGCTAATGATGACAGCGGTTTCAAGGGCGTGGCCCGTCAGGAGATCGCCTCCCGACATGACGATATCCCCCGATCCGGTAGTTGGGTCCCAAACAATGGCAACGTCGCCGGGCTCGCTGAAGTCAATCGGCAACGGAATGCTCTTGCCGAACGATCCGCTCCCAAACGCTAACGTGCCAAATGCCCCGCTCATTTTGCCGGTGCCTCCGTCGGCTTCTGTGCCGCCGCTACCTGCTGCTGCGCCAATCCGATCAGTTGCTCGGCGAGGGCCTGCCCTTCGAGGTGCGTGCCGCCGTTGCTCAGGAACGCGACGACGTGGTTGAGCACGGCGGATGGCACGGCGAACGTCGGCGGGGCCTGCTGCGCTTGCGCGGCGAGGGGGAGAAGGGCGAGGGCGAGGATGAGGGCGCGCATGGTCATTCCTAACAATGCGTCACGATGCCGGCGGTTATGACGGCAGTTACGGGGTTGAGTGTGCCAGCCGTGCAGGAAACGCCGGTATATGGCCCCCCGACGCTGGTTTGCACGGAGAAGCTGTTGCCGATCACATTGCCTGCGCCGCTTACAGTGAAGTAAGGCGAGCGGATCGCCATATCAGAAAACACGCCGTTACCCAGATTGATGCCGTCCGCCGCCGTATAGGCTC